ATTCAGACATAAAAAAAGACCACCTGAGTGATCTGTTGTTTTACTGTAAAAGACATCAGTTTTCCGGTATCGCCTCCCACGGAGGTATTGGCCTGAATGTGCATGAGCAGTTAATCTCCTCCCCGGGTTTAACATGCTTCCCATTTTCGCCGCACGGATAACCCTGTGACAGCCTGAATACTTTTCCGTGAGCTTCGACATGCTTATGCCTCGGATTTGCTTGCCCCGCCGTGTGAATCCATATGCCATGAGTTACGCCTGCAGCTTCCTGCCTTGTGATAGTCAGGGTGCTGGTTGCTTTCCGTATCTGGTCTTTGGCGATAATATCCGCACGCCTGCGGGTTATTCCGTCACGCTTGCCGAAGCTTTTTTCTATCTCATCAGCCAGACCTTTACGATCACCTCCCCGCGCAATACTGCGGTACACCATGCCCTCAACCTCTGTGAAATATTTCTCAGGAATTGATTTGATAAGGCTGACATTTTCCGCAATAACGGCATCCTTCACCTGCTGCATTTCAGGCGTCCAGCGCATGCTGATTGTGAAGTCAGCGGCCTTTGCCATCTGGTGCATATTAGTGTCGGCTGATTTAATGGTCCGGTCTGCCATTTCCTCGCTGATCATCCCGGAGTGAGAAAGAAAACGTTCCAGCCAGGTATCTGAAAGCTGACCAAGCGTATGCCGTACCACATCGACGGGCGGCACCTGATCAGCAAAGAGATTCAGTGTGGATTGTTTTACATCTTTGTTCATTGACTGGATAAGGCGGGTAAGTACAGACTTGTACCACTTCATATTTCCGGCGTTATAGTTTACAGCCCGGAGTCTTCTGGGTCGTCTTGCCATTCATCCTCCGGTTCAATATCTTTCAGGTACTTAAAGCCTTCTATATTTTCCAGTGCCATCCTTGCTTCTTCCGGAAGGATAATTTGCGAATCACTGGCAGCAGCAATTGTTTCAACCTTCGTCCGGATGATATCCGCCGCTTCTTTTTCCGTAACCTCATCGAGTGGTTTAAACTCGAAGTAAATGTCTTCTTTGATTTCCCCAAACTCTGAAAGCTGGATAATCTTGAAGATATTCTCCAAAGGCTTACGCAGATTACCGTCCTGATAGCCTGACACTGTTTCGTGCCACGTATCCAACTCTGAGTCCCCTGATGCGTTTAGACCCGCAGGGGCGTTACCCAGGAGCTTCAGGTTAGTGATCCGGGAGGGAATGCAAAGCTGGTCTTGGTAGTTTGACAGTAAATTAGAAAGCTCACTGAGCGAGGTTTGCATGTGAAGCAGATCTTCCTGCACATCTATCGCCCAGAGCCCGAAGTTATCCTGGTATTTCGTAAACATCTTAATTCGTTTATCGAACTCGCCGGGAAACTGAAGGCGAGCATCCATGTCCGTTTTAAGCGCTCTCATTCTCAGTGTGCGGAGTATCTTAATTACGTTCTTCTTGGCATCGCGCCAATCTATAACGTAATCTTCCATTAACTGAGTGAGGGATAATCCGCCAAAGTTATAGGATGGCTTGAGAATGTCAGGAACAGGGCGGCTAACAATGTCATTAAATCGCGATTCATGAACCGTTTTCCCCATTACGAACCATGCCTGCGGCTTATAGAATCCTTCGGCTAAAGGCCATTGTGTGTTGTACATCGCCGGATAAATCCAGGTCGGGTCAACAACACGCAGTCCTTTCAGTGAGTTCTTAGGTATTTTTCGGGGATCAAGAAATAACGGCTTCTCCAGTTCATCATCCGTTTTAGCGCCGGTATCGATGTAGATATGCGCCACGCCGTATTGTGAATCCTGTCTGACCGCTTCGTGAATCAGGCGCTTCACATCGTATTTAATCAGCGCCTGTTCCATCTGTTCGATGCCAGGGTCACCCTCTTTCCTGCTTTTAACCTCAATCCAGTTACGGGTCATCTCATCAGCAAATACGCTGTGCATATTCGAGTACTCTACCTGCTGAGACATTGCCGCAAGCTGCGGGTAGCCGCGAAAACCGGAATACTCATCGCCAATCGACATGTTATTTAACACATCGTACGGAGTGGCATCCATTGCGAGTGCAGCATCCTTTTTGGCTTCCGGTATCACTCCGGGCAAAGGCTCATACCGCTTAAATTCGGCAAATTTCCTTCCTTCCGCTGCCGAAGATGCCTTTTCTAAATCAACCTCACTAATCCTGAACGGTGGCTTTCCGACAGGCTGTTGTGTTTTTTTACTCTTGCTCATCGGAGTATCTCGTCTGGAATATTAAAGAGAAGGCCAGCATTAACTTTCATCTCAGTGATGGCATCCATCATTGGATCTAACTGGTCATCATGCGTGTTAAAATCGGGGTTGATTGATTCCATCTCAACAAGGAAGTCACTGACGAAAGGCCGGTCTGCTGGTAATTTGATGTAGCCGGACTCGATGAAGCCCTGTGTGTCCATCAATCGGGTGTATTTATCCTTATCTCGCTGAATGGCTTTCACCGGACATAACGCATCTTTGCGGATGCTTTGTATCAGGCCGGTGCCGGACGCTTTATCTTCTATCGCCATGTGCCTGAGTGGTCCATTTTTAAGTGATTTGCACGAATTCCAGAACGCCGTAGCTCTGCGCTTTAATTCATCGGCTTCCCACTTGCCCCGAATCATATCTATCAGATACATGTAGCCATCCACGCCAAGCCCCCAATGCTCAAACACGGAGAAGTCATTAACTTCTTTCGTTTTCTGCGCGGTATCCCCATAGACAGCCCGCCATTTAAGCGGGGGCAGCTCTTTGTATTCACCGAACCACTCGGATTTAATCAGGCCACCACCTTTTGCCGTAGGGCGCTGCTGGTACAGGGCATTCCATACCAGAGAGCCGCGTTGCTTGGCTTTATCAACAAACTTGCGGGGCATGCGCTCAGGAAAGAGGATTTCACCGGGCTTTCTCAGGCTGTATTTCTTCCCGTTAAGCTCATGGACTTCATGATTTTCAGCCTCCATCGGGAAACTGACAACCCGCCATTGTTCCCCGCCGGATTCAGCAAGTTTCAGTAACTGCCCGGCAAGGTCGTTCTGATGCCAACGGGTGAGGATGATGATTATTCCGTTTATCTTCGGATCAGCACGGGTAAAGAATGTGGTGTCGTACCAGTCGATGACGGATTCCTGATACACCGGTGATGATGCAGTTTTGTAGTCCTTGGCCGGGTCATCAATGATGCCGATATTCATGCCCTGACCAGTGATGCCGCCGTTAACGCCTGCCGCCCTGTACGCGCCGCCATGAAGCCGCCCATCGGATGTAATGGTTTCCCACAATTCAGCAGTGCGGATAGCCCCACCTGCCACTGTGCGGACATTTGAGCCATTAAGTCGGACATTCGGGAATACCTCAGCATACCGGTCAGAATCGACTATGCGCTGTGTGTCGCGGGACATCCTGTTAGCCAAATCTGACGAGTAGGAGCAGGCGATCACATTCCAGTTAGGATGCTTCCCCAGAACATACGCGGGAAACCGGCGGGATGCCGCTTCACTTTTCCCCGAGCGGGGAGGTGCAAATATCATCAGGCGAGGCATTAACCCAGCCTCCGCATCAACTAAAAACTGGTCTAACTCTGCAAACAGCAACTCGTTAAACCAGCCAGTCTCATACAGTGGGTTTGTATACAGAGTGAAATCTAAAAGGCTATTTCTCGCTCTCTCAATTTGTCGTTGTTTAAACGCCTCAAGAGTCTGCAAGTTTCTCATTGAGCTGCGACTTGTTCCTGCCATGCCCCAACTCCTTTAACCTTTCCTCAAGCTCTTCATCGGTGATATCTGAATACTGAATAGGACCGCCGTCTTTACCGGTCAGCTCTGTGGTGATCTTGTCGCCGTATTTCTTCGGTGCCACTTTGGTGATGTACCACTTACGGGTGTCTACGCGCAGTTTTGCCTTGGCAATCTCAGCCGCATCCGGCACGCAGCCGTCAGCTATTTCAAGAACCTCTTCGAGCAGAGCCTCGGCCTGCTCCTCGCGTGCGCGTGCGTACTGGTCTCGAAAGTCTGTCTCTTCACGAAGCCATCTGAACACTGTCGCCTTTCCAGGCATGCCCGGTCGTTCGCATATTTTTCTCAGACTCTCCCCACCGGCGAGCAATGCGCATATGTCGTCTGCCACCTCTGGTAAGTAATCTGAGGGGCGACCCATTTTCTTTTTAGCCGCCATATCCTTTCCTTTAATATCGTCCTTTCGAATAGGCTATCTGTGTAGCGGCATCAATCAGCCTCGATTGCTCCGAAAACCACTCTATGTCGCGGTTATTCATGTACTCTTCTATCAGGTCTTTCTGAAGCTGACGAAGTTGGTGAACGGTCATGCCGGTATAGTTAGCTACTGAAAATTTATTGCACCCGCACCAACGTAATGACGAACCAATCAGATCACCGACACCATGGGCGCTGGCGCATGCTGTGTCTACCACTCCGGTGATTTCGATATATTGGATTTTTTCACGACTGACTACTACCGCGCTCCCCATGTCTGCCGTGCTGGAATAGGTGAGCCAGAATCCATCATCAATTGCGTTACCTTGGTATACATAGCCGTTAAGCGTTGCACCTGAATCCAGATGAACAGTTATGGAGTAAACTGCGTTCTCGACTGCCATTTAGAGCATTCCTCTGGTTAATTTTGTATTTCCCCGTGGTACACCGATACCACCGGAGCCGACAGACTCAGCTTTTGCCTTACGGTCAGCATTGATGTAATCGACCATTTCCAGGCTGGTCATTGTTGGTTGCCCTTCCGCAGGCAAAGCGTTACTGATGACAGTTAATTTAGTCATGATGTCTACCTTACTTAGTAATGAATCCTGCCACATAGGAGATCAGCCCACCAAAGCGACATCAGCTATAACTGATCGCCTCAGGACTCATTCCTAAATATTGGCTTGGTGTTTAAAGATGCGTGCATGTGGTGCACAGGGCGAAATGCGTAGAATCGCAACCTTCGCCACGTTACCTACGTTGCTGGGTCACTTGCGGCTTACCCGCCAGCCAGATATGGACCACCTCACTTATTTGCGAAGAATCCAATAAAAAGCCCCGCTATTTAGC